AATACAAGGCTGAAGAAGTATTCCAAGACAATCATCACGGCAAGTGTGTAAATGTTTTGCCAGTATTACAACTTAAGGCGGTAAAAAATGAATCTTGATGGTATAGTTAAGCAACCAAGTTGGTATAAGCAAGCCTCTTGCATAGGCTACGACCCAGATTGGTGGTTCTATGAACGAACAAAGAACGTAGATGATTACGAGTACGAAGTTCAGAAGGTTCAAGTTGCAATAAACATATGCAACTCTTGTCCTGTTAGAAAAGAATGTCTTAAGACAGGAATGGAGCAAGAGAATATGGTTAGCGGTTCAGTTTGGGGTGGGCTAATGTATTCAGAAAGATTATTTTCAAGAGGTAAAGTTCCAAAGAAGAAGCAAAGTGTTGAAGAATACTTTCGCCTAAGAGTAAGGTCTAAGATTGCAAAGGCGTCGTGATGAGAAAATCCATAGGCATATTATCTATTGGAATTGTGGTTGCATCAATGACCTCATTATCTATATCAGATAAAATAAAACAAAACATTAAAGATGAGATACCAGTTATAAGCAAGCGAACTAAAGCAACGCCAGAAGAAAAGAAAGAGAACAAAAGAATAGCCAAAGAGTTTGCTTGGGCTGGTTATGGGTGGCGAGATAAGCAATGGACTTGCATCTCAAAATTATTTACAGCCGAGTCAAGATTCGACCAGTTTGCTGATAACCCTAAGTCAAGTGCTTATGGAATTGGACAAGTCTTAAAAGAAAAGTCTAGCGTCCCAGAGATTCAGATACTTAGGGCGTATAATTATATAGAACACAGATATACCACGCCTTGTAAAGCGTGGCAACACCACTTAAGAAAGGGTCATTACTAATGTTAGACTTAACTGGTAAGCCTATTATGGTTTGCATATGTGGGTCTAAACTATGGCAACTAAATGTAATGTGGGACGCAGAAGAAAGAAATGTTAGTTGGTATGACCTCAAGCAAACTTGCGTAGTTTGTGGGGCAATAGCAACTGCACCTACACCGATAGACGAGGAAATGTAAATGCCAACTTATGAATATAGATGTAATAAATGTAAAGCGGTTTATGTCTTAAGTAGGAATGTAGATGAACGAAGCCACGAAGTTAATTGTGTATGTGGTAATAATGCAGACAGAGTATTCACTCCATTACCTGTTCAGTTTAAAGGTACTGGATTTTATAAGACGGACAACAGATGATTGAATTAGTCTGCCCTAAATGTGGTAAAACCTTTGAAAGAAAAGGGAAAAAACGGGGCAAAATGCCCTATTGTTCACCTTGTAAAGGTGGTTCTTCCTCTTCAGACTCTTCAGAATCAGGGAAGTCATTGTCTTTATATGGCTTGTATCCACCTAGTTTTCGAACTAATTTACTTACTGCTCTCTTGTGTCTCATACGAGATGCGTCTTCAGACCCAAGTTCTAATAAGTTAGCAATCTCTTTAAAGTCTAAAGACTCTGCGTGGCGCATAAACAATATGCGTCTATCTTCTTTACTTAATTTCCAGAATGCGTAATCAATCTCAAGCATAAGTACCATTAGGTTTCCGCCCTCTGATGGTGCACTAGGACGTCCTGGTCTACCAAGATTTAACTTATGTGATACAGCAAACTCTTGTCTTAAGACAGAAGGTAATACAGTTTCTACAATTTCAGATGTGTAATAAAATAAATCACCAACATCATAGCCAACAGACTTAGCCTTCCAGCGTTGGCAATAATCAATCGCTTGATTTCTTAACGACTTATAGATTAAGTTCTTTGCATCACGCTCTCCCTTTGCTTCCCATTCTTTTAGTTTGTTTGGGTGCTCAGCAAACCACAACCACAATGCCTGTCTTAAGTCTTCAATCTCTATCATATTAAACTTCCTATGATATTCAAGGGCTACACTATCTACTATGTAATCCCACTTCTTTACTTCGTCCCAGTTCATTTAAGTTTATTTCCTTTTTCGATAGACAAAAAGCCAACCAGTTTCATTGTGTGTGTTGTGTTATAAAACTCAGTAGTAACTGGCAATCTTTTCTCTGCCCATTCAATCTCACCCATATCATTTAAATCAAAAGACCATACACCCTCTGGAGTAGAGTTTATGTAGTAAGGATTATAACTTAAGACGGAAGATTTTTCCAATAAAAAATCATACTTTTTCTTCTCAATAAGAAGGGTAGGATAGTGAGTGTTCCTTGATTTAAGTTCTATAAACATCTTGTTCTCATCAGTAACACAATCGAACCCGTCGTAACTGTGGGGAGAACGCTCAAGGTCTGGAAAGTATTCTAACTTTAGCCAATCAAATAGTTGTTGCTCTCTCACTTATCCCACTTACCCCTTAATACTAGAAGCCCAATGACTCCATAGTTTGCTAAGTCTTTAAATGAATCCTCTAATGGTTCATTAACGGCTTCTCTTTTCTTATCAAATAAATTATTAATGCGGGCTAACTTGTCCCACATACGCACACGCAATCCATTAATCGGACCGCCAGGAGACTCAGCAATATTCTTAGGACCATAGTCATAGTGCTTCTGGATTAGCAAGTCACCCAACTCTTGCATTACTGCCCTGACTTCTTTCTCAAACTGGTTAGCACTAGCCATTTTCTTTCCCTTCATCTGGGTCTGCTTGCTCCAATAGTGTCTTAAGACTATCATCAAACTTCATCATTTCTGAGTTAACCACCATCTCTTTTATCATATCTTCTACCTCTGATGCTTGGTTCTCTGCTGCAAATAAAGTAACGTAAGTGGATTCAGTTATCTTTCTAATCTGTTCAGGTTCGTCAGCGTGGTCATAAAGAAACCTAAGTAGTGAACCTACCTGTAACTTAACCCCATTCGGTAGCACCAAGTACGGGTCAAAGACATCATCACACTCTTCTTCCATAAAGTGTTCAACGAACTCAAAACCATTATCAAAATTTCTATCACAATTTTCACAATGGTATTCGTCATACATTATGGACTTACTTTTCTTAATATAAAGTCAGCACCTTCTGATACATAAACAGAGTTCACATCACCACCGTCAGGCATTTGAACTATAGTCACAGGTAACTCACGAGCCAAACTACGGGCGAACTCCGTGCCAGGTTGGTCGCCATCAGCAAAGACAAAGACTCTTTCAAAGTCTGCAAGTAATCTTGTGTAATGTTTCTTCCAACTGTTAGCCCCAGGCACACCAACGCAAGGGATACCAACACAAGAAGACATAGTGATTGTATCTAGTTCACCTTCACATACTCCGATAATATCGTTAGCCCTATCAATATCTAATACATTGTACATTTTAGTTTCTGCACCAGTTAGCCCCATATACTTAGGCTCAACAGCAGGATTAAGAGACCTAAATCGCAAGTCAACAACACCAGTCTTGGTGATATACGGGATAGATAACCTTCCAATGAATGCTTCGTGTCCAATCTCAGGCTCCACGACTACGCCTAATCGCGCCAGACGTGCTACTTCGAGAGGAATTCCTCTTTGCTTGAGGTAGTCTTCCGCCTGATAAATGTTTTGATTGTACTTCTCTGCTGCTTTCCCCAACAATTCTTTCTGCAATACGCTTTGCTTCACGAATATTTACTCCTTCGAACTTTGATATGACTTGTAAACTATTTCCTTGAACTCCACAGGCGAAACATATAAAAATATTTTTATCAAGGTTTGCACTTCCAGACTGGTGGGTGTCTGAATGGAACGGACAACGGAGGTTGACTTGACCGTGATTGTTTCTGAACTTTGCTCCGTAGTGTAATAAGATTTCCTTGATGCTTGGTAGGTCGTTATCAATTGTTATCACCATTCTCTGTCTTCTCCTTTAACCATTGAGTTAAATCTTGGACCACCCAAGCCTTGTTTATTGATGTATTTCTACGCTTAACTATAACATAGTGAAGAGGAACTTCGGCTAAATCTCTAGCCTTTGCATAGTTAATTGCTTCCACTTCTGCCTCTTCCCAAAACCTAGGTAAATCAATCTTCTTTACATTCTTAAGTTCTAAGATATAAGTTTTCCCAGCAATGATAGTAACTAAATCACCTTCATCATTAGCCCCAGCCTTGGTCAATCGTTCTATCCAAAGCCCTAACTTCCTAAAAAATTTAAGAACATCTATCTCAAACTTTGAACCCTTGCGCCCATTTGGATTAGCCATTTAGTATGCGCTCTTATCTTTCTTTAGGATACGTATAGCCCAATCCATACCTGTATTCAATCCTTCACTCCATTCATCCTTGATAGGAATTTTTGCTTCTTCAATCTTTCTTATTGCTTTATTTATTTCTTCATCAATCTTCGTATTAATCAATTGCCTAACATCTTCATCCATACTTACTCTTTAAATAATTCAACTGGTACACGCCAGCCACTTATGTATGAATCATACCAATCATCATTCATAAAGTCGGTAGGAAGAATATATCCATACACTTCCACCTTAGAGTAGTAATCTGTATCTAAAACTTTGGCTCCAAATATATAGTTATCTTTATCCTTATCCCAGAATGGGATAGAGTTTTGAGTTCTAACTGACCTGACTTCATAGTTACTGCCTACATCTGGTAAAGATTTTCTTTGTGGGTGAAGAGCATTCGGATACCAAGGAACATTCCAAGACTGGTTGTACTGTTTAGCCACAGCCCACTCACAGATATTCGCCCTTACATTTGCCAGTAGTTCGTGCTCTAGTTTTCCATCTGCTTTACCTTGAGCATAGTTAGGTTTGTCAGTTGACCCAAACTTAGCAAGCCAACGCTCAGTAGCCAGCATAGTACACACACGCACTTCTTCCTGACTTAAGTCAACAATCATTATGCGCTCTCTGGAATGTCGTCCATATACATATACTCAGGATTAAATGCAAGCCACACATTCATATTGGCATTAGCATCAGCCCTACCGTATCTATTCTTTACTGGTGCTACAGCCATTGATGTTCCAACTACACCAAGGGTTGCAATTAGTGCGGGTAGTTGTGCAACTTTGCCCTGTAATGCAGAGCGTGGTTGGCACGGACGACCCTCTACTGCTTCGCTAGTGTGGTGAAGAACAATAACTCCAGCGTTAGTATGACGTGCTAAAAACTTTAACTCTTTCATAATTGCTCTCATTGAGGCGAACTCTTCGCCACCATCAGTTGCAATATCCATTAAGTTATCTACAAAGATTACAGTTGGAGGACAGCCCCATAGTTCTTCAAAGGCTTGAACCTCTTCATCAATATCTTGTAGTGATGGGCTTGATTCAAAAGACCACACAATATGGCTACCCTTTGCAAGAGTGGCTTTGGTCCAGCCCAAATCATTTTGAAGTAGGTTCTCTACATCACTCTGGTTTTTGCCACTAATCATTGATGCAAGACGCATAGCCATTGTGTGTGCATTGGTATCTGCTGAGATGTAAAGCGTTGGAACTTTCATCTTAAGTGCTAAGGCTAAGGCAAGCGTAGACTTACCCACACCTGGAGTACCTGCCAGCATTGATACTTCTGCTCTACGAAAAATTATTTTATTAGAATCAAAAGCCTTGAACACAGAGGGCAACGGTTCGCCACCTATATCAGACCTACCTACTGAACGAACTAAAGTTTTCAATTGCTCACACCAACTCCTTCTCAATAGCCCGAATAGTTGAGCAAGGATAATCTTTCATCTCACAAGTCATACACATTCCGTAATCGTCTGAGTGTAATTCCACTACTGCAGTTAAAGCAAAATGAACATCCAAATTATCGCATAGTGAGTTACGTTTATCCCATAAAAGCATTAGCAATTCATTGTGAGTCATTTATAGTCCCCACTTAATAAAACATTCTAAAATAAATTTGTACATTTCTAAATCTAATAAATACATTTCTAACTGCCAAAGTATTTCAATCATAATCATCCTGTCTTAAGTTAGAGGTGGGGCAATTACTTCCCCTGATAACTGCCCTACCCCTAATATTATTTAGTTAACTGGCTTGCATTGTGTAGCACCTTGAGGTTCAGGACAGGACCAGAATGCGTATGGTTGTCCGTTCTTCTTTGATACACCGCTACGGAAAATTCTTGCGCCGTGTATGCAAGTTGGGCTACTTGTACCTGATGGAGCCGACCCCTGGGTTGGAGCGGAGGTAGTGGATTGCGGAGTGCTTGGAGTTGAAGCGGGCGTCCCCAAAGGGGCTACCGTATACGCACCACGAACCATCTTTGCAGTTGCTGCAACTTGTGCTGAGTAATCGCTTATTCCTTCAAGTAATACGCTAAGTTCATCAGCAGTATTGGCACGAATGTTAATCATATCTGAGTCACGACTATCACTTGTGCGGATAGAAACTTGTAGTTTCCAGTCTTCGTTATTCACTTGCATTCTCCTTTGGGGTATCAAAGCCAAACATATGTCGGGCTTCATCTTGTGTTATTACTTTCAAGTCAAGAGCAACAAGAATATCTTGACCCGATATGTTGATGTTTGTAGTCATCATTTCTCTTTCGTAAATGTGCAATGTTCTGTAAGTCCACAGAAACTGCAACTGGATAGGTTAGGTAAGAATACACCAGCCTTGCGAGCCTTATCAAAGCCCGACACCATATATTCAAGCATTGAAAGTGTATATCTACTTAAGTCAATCATCTCTCCCGTCCCAGCCTCACGGCTCATCCAGTAGTTTCCTAGATTGACTTCTACTCCGAACTGCATCTCAAGTCCAACCTTGTAGAAACCAAGTTGTAAATCAGATACAGGTCTTCTTGCACTTGTCTTCAAGTCCACAATCACAAGTTGACCGTTGACTTCAAAGACTCTATCAATCACCATCTTCACAGGAACATCTGCAATAACAGGATTGAGTTCTATTTCGACTGCCTTGGCACCTTGAGGTGTGCGCCATATCTTCCAGTCAGGGTTATTCTTTCTCCATAAAATATAATTATCTACCCATATTGAACCTTGGTTCATCCACCATACAGCATCTTCTCTGTCAGGGTTAGCCTTGGTTGAGCGACCTGCAACTCTTGCTTTAGAAAAATCTAAGTCTTTAGTTTCTTTTAACCAAGCAACATCCCAATAAGCATTAGTCATTTTCTAAGTCCCACAATTCTGCAGCATAGTGAAATGCTCTACCACCAGCAGACCAAATGCTTGGCTCTTCAGGTAGTTGCATCAAACGACCTAGGTAATACTGATAACCACAGGTCAGGTAAGTTGTGAATGCTGAGTAACTTATATGTCCAGGTAATTTATAATCACCTAATTGAATCATTAATTTTCTCCTGTCTAATTATGTTACCTAAACCCCTAGGAGGACAGGAGAGTACTCGACTAGAGGCTTAGGTAAACCTATTTATATATTATAATATATATTATATAAGGGGCTTCGCCCCTATATATATGCTATAATATATCTCAATTATACACTAAAGACAGGGGAATGCAAGTTGGACATACATCAGCGAGTCTCACAAGAATCAATTACCTTTCCGAACTGGTTTGCCTCAACACCAGCAATGAAAAACTTTGAAGAATTACTAGCCAGTTTTGCTGGTAAGCCTGACCTAAAGTTTCTACAACTTGGTGCCTTTACTGGTGATGCAAGTGTCTGGCTACTAGATAATATTCTTACTGACCCTACCTCACACCTGACTGATGTTGATACTTGGCTAGGTTCAGATGAGGAAGAACACGACAAGATGAACTTTGTTGATGTTGAATCTGCCTACGATTTTAAAACTAAAAAATATAATAACCTAACCAAGTACAAGGGAACTACGATTAGTTTCTTACGTCAAGCACCGCTTGACTACTATGATTTTATTTATATTGATGCTGACCATACTGCTGTTGGAACCTTACTTGACGCTGAACTTTCTTGGTTATGTCTTAAGACTCAAGGAGTCCTAGCCTTTGATGATTACGAATGGAGTGATGGTAGGGGTGATGCCTTCCGTCCAATGCCAGGGATTAATTCCTTCGTAGATAGACACGATAAAGAGTTAGTTTTGCTCCAGCGTAACTGGCAACTATGGGTTTTAAAAACAAAAAAGACCCCCTAACCTAGTATTTCTACTAAGCCAGGGGGTAAAAGTCTCTCTATTGTGCCTTTAAAGGCTAATTAGGGGTATTTATTTGGAGCCTAGACCGTACTCTTTCTCGGTCTTATCTGCCCATTTAGCCAGAGGTGCTGCTATAGCACCAATTAAGATTGCTTGTTCTGGGGCAAGGTCAGCAGCAAGTGCTAGTCCCATAGTGATTGCTGATGCTAGGACAGCACGAAGGTAAGACTTAACTGCAGCCTTGGTCTTCTTGCTCTTTAGTTTAGCAACTAAATCTTTCATTTGTTCTCCTTCTTTGGTAATCGCTTTGTCGAGGCTATTACTTTGTTGAGTGTTGTTGTTTTTCCCATCCAAGGAAACCAAGGTGACGTATCGTTACCACAGTTATCTTTGATGGAAATATGTAGGTGTTTATTATGTTGATTAACTCCAGTATATTTGGCTTCGCCATTCTTGGCTGACCAAATTTTACCAGTAAATATTAAATACTTAACTCGTTTATCTTCTTTTAACTTCTCATATATTTCAAAACAATCAATATCATTCTTAGGGTCGTGAGTTAAATCAACTGCAAACCCTGTATTGTGGTCTGAGTTAGGACTCTGTTTTAGGTGAGCAGCAGAGGGAAGAAGCCCATCTGAGGCTTTCTTGCGCTTCGGTCTTAATGCCGTCGCTTGGCGCAACACAGCAATCGCAGCAGGTGTGGCTCTCTTGGCAACAGTTGTCATTGGGCATCCTTTATTCCTTTATCCATTAATAGTAAACGTAGTGCAGCAATTTTATCTGGTCTAAATCCAGACCAATGAAAGTTATTATGTACAACTACAGGTGCTTGCTTGTAACCTAAATCTGCTACAACTTTAGCAGCCTGTAAGTCCTGACTTAAGTCAACAACTATGTAATCAATTTTATATTTATCAAGATACTTCTTAGTCATATCACATTGAACACAAGTTGGTAGTGTGTAAACTGTTACTGACATATTGCCCCCTATTTTTTATTGATAAGTATACTGATTATTTCCTCAACTTGTCGTTCCAACCTACTGACGGAATCTTTTAAACTTGAGCCACCGTTCGGGCGAAGTTCAGACAGATAGTGTTTAACTAAATGTCTTACACCCATTGCGAGTGCTCCGATTAAAGTGGTTACGGCGACTGCGAACGCAGCCCAGTCAGAAGGTGTCATAGTATTATACTGTCCTTATAGTTATATCAATGACTCCACCATAACCAGTAAAGCCTCGGTCTGGAGGAGTGAGTCGGGTAAATGAAACTTGCTCAATAACACATTGGCGAGATTCGCCAGTTGTTAAGTCTTGCCACGTTACAACGTCACCATTCTCTTCAATAGATTCTAGTTGAGAGATTCGGTCAAAGGCTCTGCCTTCGTATCCAATTTGTACATTGTATCGGTCTGTCTCCACGTCATAGCAATAGACGGGAAATCTCATTACTCGCTGGCGAGGTGTAGCAATAGTTGCTTTCGCCTGATAGCCCTTCATAATAGGACCCTTTGATGCGTCTGTTCCATCTCTATAAAAAATAAATTTATAAGCCACATATTCTTGGGCTTCTTGTGGTTGATTAGTAGATACTTCAACTGGAGGTACAGATGAGTCGTATGAGATATGGTCATACTCAGTACCATTTGCATCAACAGTTTCTAAAGTCATAGAACCATAAGTAAAATCACCACGAGCAACAAGACGTTTATAGTTCTTTGGCTCAAGTGTATTGTATCTAATGTAGCCAGTTTCTAAATAACCACTAGGCATCAACTGTGTTTCATCTTCAGCATAAGTTGAACCAGTTACATTAGCCAAAGCAGTTGAAGATGTTACTGCGGTTGAGGCTACAGTTGTGGTAACTGCACTTGTATAAGTAAATGTTGTAGTAGTGGCTGAAGTAATAGTCCAAGCACTAGTAGTTGAGTTAAAGTCAGAATCTACACCCTGTACCCAAACAGAACTTCCAGCAACAAGTCCGTGTGCTGAAGCGGTTGTAAGGGTTGCAACACCTGAAGTCATTGCTTTATTAGTAATAGTTCCACCAACACTATTGGCTGAGGTTGCAAACCAAAGTTGGTCAGTACTATTTGCAAATGCACAAGCAGTTGTTACGTGACCAGTTACACCAGAATAGTAAAGGTCATTAGCCCAAGCAAAACGTAATGTTTCAATCTCAGCACTTAGGTCAATACGGATTACACCAGGCTCACCATTAACGCTAGTAGCACACCAAACATAGTGGTCTCTGCTTGCAAAGTCATAGCAAGGTTGGGTGGTTTGTACAATAAGTGGTCCATAATTAATGGTGCCATCATCAGATACTTGTGCTACACGAACACCTAGATTAGTACCAATCATCATATAACCTAAGTAATAATGAATCTTATGTACTATCTCACCTACTGGAAACTCAGCAGCAATTACTGCAGAGGTTAGGGTTGGCATTACACCAGCAGAAGATAAGGTAAATCTTAAAATTGTAGATTGAATTCCATTGTATCCAGATACATAGATAGATGTTCCAGATGCTGCAACGCTGGTATATACGTGGGTTGAAGAAGGGTGTGTGTAAAGTGGGGAAGGCATAGCAACTGCAGAACTAGAAAATTCATAGACTTTATTATTGGCACACATTACAATACGGTCTTTTACGTATTCCATAGTGGCGTTAGTAACTAAGCCAACCTCATCAAACATTGTAGTTACATCTGCAGTTGATGCTGAGGTGCCAGTTAAAGGTTTTTTGTATACAGTTTTCTTTGTTGATGTATTAGTAATCCAAAATGCTGAAACACCATCATCACAGATAGCATAAACCTTAGCATCTGTTCCAGAATTGTAATCAATAAAATTATATAGTGTTCCATCTGATGCAATCTTATCTACATCATACTCATCTCTAAGTAAAACACCATCAGTATTATTCCACTTTATAGAACGTAACTGTTGATTTGCTCTACCATTAGACTCTATAGCACCAGTAGTAATGTGTTCAGCATTTACATCATTAAGAAGAGTTACTTGTCCAATGTTCCAAACGTTAACACCTTTAGAATCAGAAAAGCGATAGTGTTCAGGTGTACCAGAGTTACTAGATGTTGGGTCATAGAATACAATTCCATCTCCATAGTGAAAAGAAGACTGACTTCTAATCCACCAACCAGTTAGGCTTTGCTCACCAGGTTCGGTTTGATTATCAAATTGTTCTTTACGAAATGGGGCAGTCTGACGTATGTATGGTCTTGAGTCGCTAATAGCATAGATGAAAGGCATACCACCAATAGCGGTGTCATAGGCAATATCTGTATTTTGCCAAATTGCACTAGTGGCATCAATGCCAACATTAACTGCAATGGACCGCGTAGCACGACCTTCGGTAATATCACGATTAGCCACTTAATCTCCTTAGACTTCTTTTTGTTTTTGCTCCGTTTGTTTTCTAATCTGGTCCATAGTCCAGTAGAGTGCATAGTAATCAAAGTCAAGACTAAATCTTTTAATATGCTTGACTAATGCTCCAGTATGTGCGTGAAGCGGAATACCTGCTGCCTTCATCTTTCGGAAGAAGATAATATCTTCACCAATAAACTGGTCATCTTTATCACTACCAGCAGTCTCAAGAAACATAGACTGATTAGGATGTGCCTGTCTCAACTTTGGAACTATTGACTTGTGCATTATAACTAGACCAAATCCTGCAGCATCACACTTAACTACTTCATTATCTGGTAGTGGGTGTAGGTATTGAATTTGATATTCAGATACATCATTAAAGATAACTGGATAAGGTTTCATTAAAGAACCCTCGTTATCTTTAGATATAAAGTAAACACCACTTACTACTGGTCTGTTAACTTTATCTGCAGTCTTCCATAGTTTTTGTAGCACATCAATAGTCAAAACAATATCTGAGTCAACCCAAAGTAACCAATCGGTCTTAAGGTTATCTGCCCAGTAATCAAATAGAACTTGTCTTTGTCTACCTATCTGATTGCCTTGTACTCTAATAGAACTTGCTATAGGTGTACCGTTGTTTGAACCTGCTATTACTGCAGTCATCAACCCTTCGGTAAACTTACCATCAGTTGTGCCATTATCGCACCAGCCAATAGATACTGTTTCGTTTGGTTTTATCATTGTGTCCCCTCATTTTTAGCCAATCGTATCACGACCAGCCACAGTGCTCCTTAATTAAGAAAGTAAAAGTTTTGCTTGTTCTTCTGTAATGCCTAGTTGTGCTAGTAGTGCTGCTTTAGCAGTTGCCTTTGCTTCTGC